CATAACACACTTAGTAATTATAAACAGTATTACATATTTCTACGTAATATTGTATTAGAATTACCTACTCAACCTATTCCGTTTTGTAAAGTCGATTGCAAAGGAATTCCTAAACCTTTATGGCCTTTAAGGCCATTCATTAAAGGTAATAGGGTTCATTTGCGAATCGCCCTAACAATCGCGAGGTCTTACGAGCTCATAAAACTTCCAATAGATTATTGTACAAAACCTATCGAAGAAACGCCGAATTACTCGGTTAGTTTCCAAGAAACGGAAAAGTACTTTAACCTAATGTTAGAATCATTTGCTGTAACACACCCGTGGTATATAGGTTCTTTACAAACCCAAAACAGAGATGCAAGAGTGTTCACAACACTATCCAAAGGGCCAAACGGCCCTGCGGTAGCATGTGCGCATCTCGATGCAAAAGCTGTTATAAATGATACAAACCTATTTACTAACCTCTCAATCTTCAACTCTGCCCTAGGGCAAAGCTGGATAACTGATTGGATGGTAAAACAGGCTAAATCATTTAATAGTAAAGAGACTTATCTAACCGGTAGGCTCGGCTTTGCAGCTGAACCTGGTGGAAAGACAAGAATCTTTGCTATTGGGGATTACTGGAGTCAAACTTCATTAAAGGTTATACAAAATTCTCTGTATAACACACTAAAGTCAATATCTACCGATTCAACAGCTAATCAAGAGCAGGGGTTTAAATCCCTACTCAAGAAAACTGAAGGAAAGGAAACATATTGTTTTGACCTCTCATCAGCCTCTGATAGGATTCCTGCATCTCTGCAGAAAACCCGTCTAAGGTTGATTGGAGGAAATACTTTAGCCGAAGCTTGGCATTCAGTAATGACGGATCGGGCCTTCTATATAAAGGCCAAGAACCGATCGGTGAGTTGGAAGGTAGGTCAGCCTTTAGGCTTACTATCATCCTTCCCATCTTTCAGTCTTTGGCACCATGACATCGTCCAATTAGCCTACAACCTAGAGAGGATTAAAACTGGTAAACCAGTTAAATTCTTCCAAGATTATAGGATCCTTGGTGATGACGTGGTAATATTTAATAGAAAGGTAGCCCTCACGTACCAGCAGCTTATTACAAAGGTTTTTCTCATTGAGATTAACCCAGTAAAATCGGTTGTTGGGGACGAAAGGAATTCCCAAATAGAGTTTATCAAACGATTAGCTCTACGAGGGAAAGAGATGAGCTCGATCAAACGGAACATCCTTACTAAGAATAGCTTGAATAATATGCTAGACTTAGTGGACATTCTATATGAAAGAGATTTCATTTCTCCAGGTATGAACCACTACGGTTTGTACCCCTTCCTGAGTCATGAGGAAAGGACACAGTTTAACTTCATGTTATGGGTTAGGTCTCACTCATCGCTCCCTTTTAAGGGGGATAACGGTGACTTTGAGATCTCGCGCGAATCTTTTAATTTAAAACTAAAAGAGAAGCGTGCCCAGAACTTAATGGAGAAAACTGCCCTTATTGATAAATACTTACTAGCGGCAAAACCGTTAGATGAGTATTACAATAAGAG